TACGATAATCCATTATTTCGCCTCCTAATAGAACTTATACTTCAGTTCCGTATTCATTTAATATTTCCTTTACTCTACTCAAATCCTCAACATTATCAACATATATTGTAATAATGTCTCCAATCTTGTAATAACCTGAAAGAACTCCTACAAGAGATTTCGCATTAATACAAGTATTGGCATCTTTTCTATATATAGATACGCCGCCATGCAATAGATTGATTTCAAAAACCAACTAAGCAGCGTTTCTACCAAGTAAATGTTTATTTAATTTATATGAAAGAGTCATTTGTTCATCTCCATTAAAAATTTGACTTTCTGATTTTTCTATGTTATAATTAAATTAGAAAACTTAAAATGGAGGGATATAAATGACACCAGAACAAAAAAGGACTAATCTGAAAATCATTTATACTTATAAATTTGATGGTCCTCATTGTGAAGATATTAGTAAAGATACTGATATTGCTATTATAAATTTTATAAATAGTTTTCTAAGAAATTGTAAGCATTTATTAAAAATGAATTATTCTATTATTATTGAATATAATAACTCAATTTATGATTATTTAGCTTACAGATTAGTAAGCAATGCTCTTCCTTTAACAACAGTAAAACCAGAAATTAATGTCCTCGGAGTATGTAAGTCTCCAGAGGAACAAGTTTTGTTTAAAGGTGTACAATTTATTGGTAAAAAGAAAGCTAAGAAAATTAAAAAGGCAGTATATATTACAGGATATCATCCTATTTATAATGTAAAAAACCTTAATGATGTATCTAAGCAATTTAGCACGGTAATTAATCCTCTTGAAAGATTTAGTCCGCCACAAATGAATCAATTAATTCATTATTATGTAGAAAAAAAGAATCCATTATTTGCAACGATTGATGAAGATAACTCACTGTATAGATTTTATCAATTCCCAGTAGGATTAAAGGATTTTGATGATTTACCTACAACTAAAATTCCAGAAGCAGTTTACTTATTTAAACTTTCTGGAACGAAAGACGATTTCAAATGTTATGATTTTATTCTTGAAAAGGCAGATAAGGAGCCTAATTCTATTTTCCTTTATCTTGTCCCTTCTGATGATGCCGCAGCATACACTGAATTAAATTTAAATCCGTATCTTCCAAGACATCTAGTTCCAAATAAATTTAATATTATTATTGATAAAAATGAAATTCTACATCCTACTCAAACTTATAATTATACTGAATTTATGGAGGGTGAAGAATGAAGATTTTTATTGTAAATGGAACTGGCGGTTCTGGTAAAACAACCTTTGAAAAAATGGTTGAAAATATTGCAAAATAGAATAATTATAACGTCAAAATTATATCAACTATTGACTATGTAAAACAAATAGCTAAAACACTTGGCTGGGACGGCGGCAAAGCATTGAATGATAGAAGATTTCTTTCCGATTTAAAAGATGCCTTAACTCGATGGAAAGACATTCCTTATCAGAAAATTAAAGAGACTCTTGAAACTTTTAAATTAAAAGAGGAAGTTGATGCGGTCTTTGTTGATTGCCGCGAGCCAGAAGAGATTAAACGCTTCGTTAATGATTACAATGCAATTACGATTCTTGTACAACGTGGTAGCACTATCATTTATGGAAATCATGCCGATGATAATGTAAATAACTATCAATATGATATTATAATTGATAATAGTCGTGGTCTTGATGAACTTAATCAAGAAGCTTAGCTATTTGTTGAAACTTGGATTGAAGGAGAAGAATAATGCTTTATATGGGAAGTAATCAAGAAGATTGTACAAGGGTAGCAAGAATTATTAATAGCTATATTAAATATCCTGATGAAACTGAATGCTTTGACTTAACAGTCGGCGGCGCAAATATTCTTGATAAAATTAATTGCCGCACTTTGTGGGGATATGATATTTCACCCACACTCATAGCTTTACATCAATCTATTTCACAGGATAATATCTTTGTGCCGCCCGTCGCTTTCACGAAAGAATTATGGGATACCTGCTATGCGCAATGGAAGATTATTCATCAGCAGGCAGGACCAACTCGTACACTTGAAGATTATGCTGCATTTGCCAAAAGACAAGGGTTCCATGACCTATCTATCATTGGTGCTTGCGAGTGGTATGGAAGTTTTGCTCATGGCGGCTTTGCACAAGGACCTGCCCCAATGGAAAAGCGAAATTATTACGGCGAAGCACGAATGTCACACCTCGAACAATTTATGGATTCAAATTATCCATATATTAACTTTAGAGTTGGTGACTATGGATTTGTAAAAGTTCCAGAAAATGCAATTATTATTGCACACATCAATTCAAAAAAGAATTATCAATGGTCAGGTAAATTTGATAAATTCAGATTTTATCGTTGGGCTTTACCAAAAAGTAAAACAAACCCTATTTTTATTATTGATGATAATCCATTAATTGATATTCAGCAAATTGAAAAATTGAAAAATGGAAAACTTTACTTAATGGGAAATTTGTGATATAATATAAATAGAAAGGATGAAGAGAAATGACAGAAAAAGAAATTATTAGACTAGAAGAAGTTATGAAGGGTTATGGTTTTTCCTTATATTATGTAGATAAACTGATAGATGAAATTGGGTTTTTTGATAAAAATGGAATTGTTATTAAATTTAATGATTGCAATTATTCTACATATGAATTTATTTATAAAGAAGGAACTCTTTTTGCAAATTCATATTTAACTAGCGGCAAAAAGGCATTTGAAAACTTTACCATTTTTGAAATGAATTTACATAAATTTATTAAAGACGTTATAAGGCTAAAAGAGGCAGCAAATGATAGATTTGACAAATTAACGTCTTTCTAATAGTTTTAAATAAAACAATTTAAATAAAAAAGAAATTATTAGGGAGGAATTATTATATGGACACTCTTAAATCAATTATTATTGATAATATTGATTTTTGGAATCTTGATGCAATGAACTATTACAGCTTCACTTCTGCATTTAAAGGCAATAAAACTGCAAAAGCAAAAGAACTTGCTTGTTCACATAATTATCTCGGCAGCCGCAAAATGGACGGCGCATGGAATATGATTATTCGAGATAATGAAGGCAACTTCCATATGAGAAGCCGCAAGCCGGGTGTTAATGGCGGCTTTGTGGATAAGGCAGAGTGGATTCCTCATATTTGTGAAGAGCTTGCTGGAGTACCGAATGGCACAGTTCTTATTGGCGAAATTTATTTTCCTAATAATGAAGGTAGCCGCAAGATTACTTCTGTTCTGAACTGCTTGAAAGATAAATGTATTGACCGTCAAAAAAGTGGAGAATGGCTTCACTTCTATGTTTTTGATGTAATTGCATATAGAGGTAAATCTCTTATTGATATTAAGTTTGAAGAGAGAATAAATAAATATCTCAACTATGAGCTTCTTGATGTTCTTAAAAATGACCATACTGAAATTGCGGAGTATCTTGAAGGTCCTGAACTTTGGGACTTGTTCGGCTCTGTTATTGCCGCCGGCGGAGAGGGAATTGTTATTACTCGTAAAGATTGTAAATATCTCCCCGGCAAGCGTACTGCGTGGATGACTCTTAAAATGAAGAAAGAACTTGAAGAAACTATTGATGCGTTTCTCGACGGTGACTATGCTCCTGCAACAAGACTTCATACATCAAAGACTCCTGAACTTTTGGAGCAATGGTCTTATTGGGAAAACTATAAAACAGGTCAGAAATATAATGTTAGTCAATATAAAGACTATATTTCAGGAGTTCCTGTCGAGCCTGTTACAAAATATTACTACAATGGTTGGGCAGGTTCGGTTTCATTCTCTGTTATGAAGGACGGAGTTCCAAAGAAGGTCGCATGGATTAGTAATATTCCAGAAGAAATTCGCAGAGGTATTGTTGAATCCAATGAAGAGTGGCGCGGCAAAGTAGCAGAACTTACTGGTATGGAACTTCAGTGCATTGATGGAGAATATAGCTTCCGTCATGGAAAAATCGCTCAATGGCGCGATGATAAGAGAGCCGAAGATTGTACCTATGATCAGATAGAAAAGTAAAAACTTAGATAAAAGTGTTGTATCAGCTACTTTAATATAAGAGGGGTAGATTCTATCCCTCTTATTTTTTTATAGTGGGGTGAAAGCAATGAGAGAATATGAAGTAGAACCTCGTTGGGACTTTCTTCCTCCTCCACCAGACAATAGGATTCCGGCTAATCCGTGGTAGGATTGTCCTGGGGAAGGAATACATCCGGTAGATAATCCTCCGATGTTAGTTCCATGTGGTCCGCCTGCGCCGCCAGCTCATACTCAAGTTAAACCAAGATGTTTTACTTGCTAGCATTTTGATGTATGTAAATTCAAAAGAGACTATCTGAAAACAGTAACGTTGATTTAGAATGATCTTGGCGATCCAGCTTTCTCTTATAAAATAACAGAAAACTATGTTACTATTCCCGGTTTTGACGGTTTTCCTTTAATGAACGAAAGTGAATACTTCCCTGCTGAAGTAGTGTTTGACAATAGCGATGATGGAGGAAAATTATTCGGCGCTAAATTCAATGGTATCAATTTTGTTAATGTTGTTTATAAGAGCAAACGATATTTTATTTTAATTGAACTTGTTTACGATTAGGAGTCTGATTTATATGAATTGAAAAGTTGCAAAGAAGCATTTTATAAAGTTGTTTATGAACTTAACAATGCATCGCTTGAAGAGATTCAACTTAACCTAATCCAATGGAGAGAAAAGATTGTTAAAGCAAAAGCTCCAGTAGATTGGATGAAACCAAAGTTCAAGGATATTATTAACACTACTCATTTCTAGGCATCACTTGAATGTGATATGTATGAATGGAATAGAGTTGACTTTGAAGAATCTATCAGAAGATTAAGAAAGAAATATCCTTATGGTATTCCTATTGATGAAAATGGGAAACAAATGTATCATATTGCTACATATCATGTTGTTGATGGTATTGTTCCATTCTCTCCTTATTATAAGGGAGAACCACTTCCACATTTTAAAAAACCTTTCTTCCCGCCGCCTCCCCCTGCTCCCAAAAAGCCACCTAAAAGGAGAGAGGATTTATGAGTAAAGGCGAAGATAAAATTGCTAAATTACTAACTGATGCAAGAATAAAGTTTAAAAGAGAGGTTAGCTTTCCTGACTTAAAAAATTTCGGCGGTCACTTGCTAAGATTTGATTTTGCTATCTACAAAGGAAATGCTCTTATAGGGCTCATCGAGTATGATGGAGAGTAGCACTTCAAGCAGGTAAAGAAATATCAAAAGACTATCGTTGATTTTAAGATGACTCAGGAAAGAGATAGAAGAAAAAATGCTTATTGTTTAGCTAAAGGTATTCCATTAATCAGAGTTCCATACTGGGATTATGACAAACTCACTTTAGACAGATTGCTAACGTGTCAGGATTACCGAGTTAAATCAAAATTTCATTCAGACTTATTGAAGTGGAGGTGAGACTATGGAAAAATTATTAGCACTTATCCAAACATTCGGCGCGGTATGTAGTGCTCTTTTAGTAATTGGTACTATTATTGCTACAATTTTCAAATTACCAGCGAAGTTTTTAAAGAAAATGTACACAGAGCACGTTGGAAAAATCGTAGACGAAAAAGTTGCAGAAGTAACAAAAATGTTAGAAACTATCAAAGCAGAATCAGAAGAAAATAGAGCAAAGATTTCAGAAGCTACAAAAGCTTCATTAAGACATTCTATCACTTACATCTATGAAAAATACAAAGATGAAAAGACACTTCCAGGTAACACAAAGAATGACTTGTGCAGTTTATATGAGGCTTATACCTTGTTAAACGGAAACAGTTACATTCATGAGATTTATGAAGAAATGATGAAATGGGATACTAAATAATTTGAGGGGTAGATTAATTTCTACCCCTTAAAATTTTGACTTTTTTTATTTTTTATGTTATTATATAAATAGAAAATTGGAAAGGAGAATAGTTATGGAGAGTTGTAAAAACTGTAAATATGCTAGAAAAGCAGCGAACTCTGAATATGTCGGTTGTTCCGCCGCCGTCCGTCAAAATATAACTGACTATTTTCATTTTTATGAAAAACAAGAAATATCAACTGGTTGGGTTAATCTCAATGCTTATCCTAACGGCGGCGAAGGTTTTGGACTAATTACAAATGGTATTCCTTGTTTTAAACCAGATGATAGTTGTAAACATTTTGAAGAAAGGAGCAATTAAATGAATTATACTATATATAGTGATGGCGCCGCCACAATGAAAAAGGTTAATGGAGAATATGTCCGTGTTGCTGGCGGATGGTCTATGATTGTTTATGATTCTGGTAACTGCCGCGTTTATGGAGAGTATGGCGGCGAAAGAGAAACAACTAATAACGCAATGGAATTATATGGAATTTACCGTGCTTTAAAGTGGCTTAAAGAGCATGAAGATTTTACCAATTTTTCCGAAGCTACGATTATGTCTGATTCTGCTTATTGTGTAAACATTTTTAATGATTGGATTAAAAAGTGGGAAGCTAATGGTTGGACCAGAGGTAAGAAGCATGAACCTATCGAAAATCTTACCGCAATTAAAGCCATCTATAATCTTTTGCAGGAAATGCCTATGGTAAAAATTCAAAAGGTTAAAGGTCATTCTACCGTTGCAGGCAATAATCTTGCAGACAAGTATGCTGTTCAGGGTAAACAGGAAGTTGTAAACCGCGGCGATTTTGTTGACACAATATAAAGGAGATTAAAATGGAGATTGAAAATGGAAATAATGGAAAGATTATAAAGGGCTGTGATGGTTTCAGATGTGTTTATTGCAATTCAATTATGACTAAAACTATTCAAATTAAAACCCACGATTCTGACTGGTCACATAATTCATATCTTAACAAATGTGAAGATTGTAAAAACACTTTTTGGATTCATGATAGATAAGAAAGGAAGATAAAATGTTGTGGATTTTTATTATTGGTTTTATTTTATTTACTATTGGTTTGATATTTTTAACTAAATATACTGCTAATGAAGCTAATGAAAAAGGAGCCACTGTTGCAGCCATTGCAATACTCTTTGGAACTACACTTATTCTTGCCGCAGTTCTTACTTGGCATTTCGATTATCCTAATGAAATGTCTCGTTCTCTTACTAATTCTGTTACTCAATATAAAGAGGTTGTCGTTGATAATAAAATCGACCATTACGAATTAACTATTAAAAACGTAGAAGGCGAAGAGGTCGATATTGAAATTCCTTATTCATATTACAAAAATAATTGACTTTATGGTTCGTCTTTAATGAGTTATTAATTCATTCGAGGCGAACCATTTCTTTATTACTTTATTATTGCATATTTGACTTTTTAAACAAAATATGCTATAATAAAATTATAAAGAAAAAAAGGAGTGAAATGATATGGAGTCAATTACTTTATATTCTACACATTGTCCGAAGTGTCAAGTTCTTGAAAAGAAACTTGAGAAAGCAGGAATTGATTTTTCTGTTTGTGATGATGTCAATTTTATGAGAGAGCAAGGATGGACTTCTGCACCAATGCTCGAAGTCAATGGAGAGATTATGGATTTTCGTGCCGCCGTAGAGTGGATTAATCAGAGGTGAGTTAATGCAATATAATGTTAGCAACATTGGTAAAAGAAATAAAAACTTTACTACTCAATGGAATAAACTTTAGGATGAGTTCGGTACTGAACTTGCCACATTAAATGGTGCCGGTGATGAGCAACTTTCTTACGGCGAATTTATGGATAATTTTATAGGAGAAGAGGTTGTTGCAGATAGTTCTATTGATTCAAATAGTAATGTAAGACGCAAGGATATTGTAACACTTCTTTCCGAAATGCCAAAACCTCATAGAAAAGTTATGGCTTTCCAGAAAATTTATTATGAAATGTAGAAGGCTTATGGTTTCAAAGCTGCAAATGAGTGGCTTCGTCGTGAATGGATGGGCGAAATTTATATGCATGATGCAGATACTTCTACATTTAAATCTTACTGTTTTGCGTATGATTTAACTGATTTGTCTAATAAAGGTCTTTATTTCCTTGAAGATTCTTTTAATGCAAAGCCGCCTAAGCACTTAACTACTTTTGTAGATTTTGTAAAGGAATTTATTAACTTTGCATCTAACCGTACTTCTGGAGCAGTTGGTCTGCCAAACCTTATTCCTTATATGTATTATTTCTGGAAGAAGGATGTTGAATCTGATTATCTTGGTATGAAAACTACTAATAATGGAGATACTTATGCTCGTCAAAATATTCAAAGATTTATCTATGCAGTTAATCAGCCTTGTGTAAGAGACGGTCAACAATCTGCTTTTACAAATACTTCTGTATTCGATAGAGAATATCTTGAAGCATTGTTTGGCGGTTCAGAATTTCCTGACGGCACTTTCATGATTGATGAAATGGAAGGTATTGTTGAGTTCCAGAAAATTTATATGGAAGTTATGGCAGATATTCGTTCAGAAAATATGTTTACCTTCCCTGTTTCTACTATTTCGTTGGTAAGAAAAAATGGAGAATTTGCTGATGAAGAGTTTGCCGCTTGGGCAATTAAGCACAATATGAAATGGAGCGACTCAAATCTCTTCATTGACGATAATGTTTCTAGTTTGTCTAATTGTTGCCGTCTTAAGAGTGATATTCGTGATCTCGGTTACTTTAATTCTATTGGCGGTACTGCATTGAAAGTCGGTTCTGTTAAAGTCAATACAATTAATCTTGCAAGACTTGCACTTGATACAAGCACAAAAGAAGAATATCTTGAAGAACTTAAAGCTAGAACTCTTTGCGTTGTTCGTTCTCTTCATGTTGTTCGTCATATTATTAAGCGTAATGTTGAAAAAGGACTTCTTCCTAATTTTAGCTATGGACTTATTGATTTTGAACATTTGTATAATACCATTGGATTTATTGGTATTTATGAAACGATGAAGAAATTTGGCTGCACATATCAAGACAAACTTGGCAATACTTACTATACCCAAGAAGCGGCTGATTTTGGTAGACAAATTTTTGAAACAATGAGAGAAGTTGCTGATAAGTTTCTTGAAGAAGGCGGTTATGATTACAAGATTAATACAGAGCAGATTCCTGGCGAGAATGCCGCTGCTAAGTTAATGAAGAAAGATCAGTTCTTCTATCCTGATGCAGACATTTATGATTTGCCGCTTTATGGTAATCAGTTTATGCCTCTCGGTATTAAGACAACTCTTCAGGAACGTGTTAGAGTTCAGGCTATGTTTGATGGCTTCTGCAATGGTGGTTCTATTCTTCACGCTAATATTGATAGTCCTTTCAATAATTATGAAACTGCTCGTAAAATGGTTGAGTATATTGCTGACCAGGGCGTTACATATTTTGCATTTAATACAAAGATTCAATCTTGTGAAGAGAATCATGCTTTCTATGGTATGACCTGTCCTGTTTGTGGTAAGCCAGTTGCAACTGAATATACAAGAGTTGTCGGCTTCTATACTCCAATTAAAACTTGGACAAAAGCAAGACGCAAGGAGTATACTATGAGACGTTGGGAGAAAGTAAATGGTTAAAGTAATTATTGCCGGCTCGCGCAATTTTTACAACTATGATAAAGTTGAGGATACCGTGGTTTCATATTTTATGAGCCGCGGTATTCTTAAAGAAAATGTTGAGATTATTTCTGGCGGCGCGAGAGGGGCAGATAAATTAGGCGAATAGTTAGCCAAATCTTATGGATTAAAACTGACTATTTTTCCTGCTCAATGGGATACCTATGGTAAAGCCGCAGGAATGATAAGAAATAAAGAAATGGCTGATTATGCTATTAAGGATTCTGACTAGGCGATACTTTTTGCCTTTTGGGATGGCGAATCTCATGGAACGAAGGGAATGATTGATATTGCTAAAAGATGCGGCATGGAAGTGATTATTAATGGATGACGCTTTGGAAAAGGTTCTTAATTAGATATATGAAGATATTTGGGACAAATTTGATGATAGTCATATGTGGACTTTTGCTGAATTTAAATCCTCAGAAGAAGAAATTATTGATAAATATAGTAAAATGCCATTGGTTCACGCAGTTTCAACTGAAAATATAAAGGCTGCTATGAAGAAAATTTAGGAGGAAGTTAATGCTAGTAAAAGGAATAATTGATGAAGATTTCGTAAACTATAAAAAGCCTTCGATGTTTATTAACTTTCCTTCTTGTAGTTTTAAGTGCGATAAGGAATGCGGAAAGCCTGTATGCCAGAACTCTTCTCTCGCCGCCGCACCTACTATCGAAGTTGACTATGACGAAGTGATTGAAAGATATTTAAACAATCCAATTACAGAAGCCGTTGTTATAGGAGGGCTTGAACCTTTTGATGATTTTCTATATTTATTTGATTTTATTCAAAGATTTAGGCAAAAGAGTAAGGATGATATTGTAATTTATACTGGGTATTATCCTGAAGAAATCAAAGGAGAACTTTATAAACTATGGCTTTTTGACGGCAGGAATAACATCATTATTAAATTTGGACGTTTTATTCCAGATAGTTTACCTATTCACGATGATTTACTTGGAGTTAATTTGGCGTCTTGCAATCAAAAAGCAATGAGATTGGAGGATTTTATTAATGGGAGCAACTGAAATTCAGAAAGAACTTGAACATGATATTAAAAAGTTCTGTAATCATTGCATTTGTAAAACCTGCTTAATTGCAGAAGTTAATGGCGGCGCCCCAGGATGTGGCGATTGCTATAAATGTTCAAATGAAGGATATAATTTATTTTGTCAATCTTGTCGGGATTATTATAATTGCGATACTCCTAAAGGAATGAATTTAAATTATTTGTATCGAAAAGCAGTTGAAAGTGGAAAAATGAAACCTGAAGAATTAGCACTTTCAGAAGATGAACTAAAAGAAATTATGAAAGAACTTTCTGGAGATAGCAATGAAGCATAAAAGTAAACGGAGTACGTATGTTCCTGCTTATCGTCATTTTACGCCGCCGCCTTCTCCAAAACCCAGAAATAAAGATGGCATTATTCGTGGACATAGGATGACAGATATAGAAGCTAAAGAAATGCTTTGGAGAGAAATTGACTAGGCTTTTGAGCGTGGAGAAAAACTATTTAAAGAATATTTGGAACAGGCTACTAATGAGATAATAAAAAAGTTTAAGGAGAAAGAAAATGATATTTGAGAATATGACAAGAGAAGAAATGATTAAGTTTATTAAGGCGCATTGTGTAAAAGTAATTAAAGACATTCCAAATACTAATTTTAAAGCCGGTCAATACTATGAAATAAACCAAGATGAAGGCGGAGCATGGTTGATTGATGATAATCATAAGTATTTTGATTTATATGATATTGACCCTCACGAATATTTGGAGGATAAATAATGCAAATTTTTAGTAAACCACCCCAACGTCCAGATGAAGATGAAATTTTCAATAAAACAGTTGATGAACTTGTTGAAGAATCTTATCCAGATCATGAAGGGCAACATCCACTATTTAAAAAATTCGGAGTAAGAACTGGTGGCATCTGCGATACTTGGCTCTATACCAAAGATTGGCAAGACCTTCCAGAAATTGATAAATGGAAATATATAGCTTTATGTGCTCTTTATTGGGAAAAACAATATGAATATTGGTATGAGAAAAAAGAATATCAAGAATATTTAAATCATTTATTAAAGCATAATTTCATGGAACAATATAATTATTTAAAGGAGCAAGAAAATGAAAACAATAGTTGAGGGTAATCTTGAAGTTACCAAAGAATATAAATATTTTGAATGCCTGAATTGTGGGTGGATTGGCAAAGCAGATAAGACTGAATATAAATACTGTGGCGACCAAAAAGAAGGAGATAGTTGGTGTGTTAAATGTCCATGCTGTGGACATACGGCTTGTGATATTCAGCAACGCTACAGATTAAATCAAATTATTAACAAAGAGACTAGGATGCAACAGGAAGAATCTAATTATTGGGAGAACAGATAATGAAAGACTTAATAATTCTCGGTAATGGTATGGCAGGTATGACTGCCGCTCTCTATGCTAAACGTGCAAACCTTGATTTTAAAATCGTAGGACGTGATGAATATGATTTTGGACAGATTGGTAATGCTATTCTTGTTGAAAATTATCCCTGTGCAGATAAGATGACTGGATTTGATTTAGCTATGAAACTTTATGACCAACTTGCTGAAGATGGAATTGAAATTGAAGAAAGAAATATTACTAGAGTCATGAAATGCTTTGAACCCATTAAATCTCTAGGATATAAGCCGCCATACTATCTTGTAGAATATGATGATGGTATGTTTGATTATGCTAAGACTGTAATTTATGCACTTGGCGCAAAACATAAGGAGCTGCCATGTCCAGTTGAAGACGGCATTCCTATTCATTATTGTGCCCTTTGTGATGGTACGCTTTATGAAGGTAAAACCGTTGCTATTATTGGCGGCGGAGACGTAGCTTTTACACAAGCAGAGTATCTTTCTAATATTTGTAAACAAGTAAAGATTATAATGTGTGATAGAAATGTAACTGCTTCACCTTCTACGGTAGAAAGGGTTAAAAAGCTTTCTAATATATCAATTTATTATGATTTCGTCATAAGTGAAATTGCAATGAATAAATCTCTTATTACTGATAATAATGAAGAGGATAGATTTATTATATCTCGCCAAGTTCCTGACGATGGAAGAGCGAGATTATTGGCTACAAGTGCAGACGCCATTTTTGTAGCTATTGGAATGGCTCCGAATACTAAACTTCTTACAGATGATTTCTTTAATATCGTAGATAAAAATGGTTACCTTATTGCAGATGAGGATTGTGCTTGTTTCATGACTCCCGGTTTCTATGCCGCTGGAGACGTTCGTAAAAAGGCTTTAAGACAAAGCATTACCGCCGCGGCAGATGGAGCCAATGCAGTTAATAGCGCTATGAAATATTTAAGGGAAAACAGATAAATGAAATATGTATTAATTATACTTGGCATTGTTTTTATTGGTAATGCAATTAATGGAAGTATGTGGAAAGATACAATAAAAATGATGGAGGAAAATAGTGATGAATAAGATTATGGGATTTGACTGGGCGAAAGCAGATAAAACAATAAAAGACATAGAATCTTTATTAAAAGATTATGAAGGAGAAGCAAGAAAATAGCTTCTTGAACGAGCAAACTATTTTCAGACAAAAGGAAAGAGAGCACAATGCGGCATTCTTGATGACTATGCAGATTGCGACAAAGATGAAATATTAAAAATTATATTAACTGTTACTAACAAAAGTCAGGAATAAAATCTTGACTTTTTTCTTTTTTTATGATATAATAAAAATATAAAATGAAAGGAGTGATTAAATGGCTCAAGATTATAGTATTGAGAATATTCAACACTTGGAAACGCGAGAAGCTATTAGAACTCGTATTCAAATGTATCTTGGCTCAGATGATACAGATGGAACTTATCAAGCGTTAAAAGAAATTATAAATAATTCAACAGACGAAGCACTTGCCGGTTATGGTAATAAAATTGAAATTACACTTGACGAAGATGACAACCGTGTGTGGGTAAGAGACTATGGACGCGGTGTACCATTCGGCATAAAGGATGGAAGAAATTTCCTTGTTGCTATTTATACAGAAAGTCATACGGGCGGTAAGTTTGATAAGAATGCTTACAAAAATAGTTCCGGTCTTAATGGTATTGGCGGAACTGCTGTCTGTATGAGTTCCGAATCTTTCAATGTTCGTAGTATTCGTGACGGAAGATTTGCAGAAGCAATTTTTGATAAAGGTATTCTGAAAGATTATAAAGAAGGACCCATTAAAGAAATCGGAGATATATCAGAAGAAAGAAAGAAAGATGGCACCCTTATTGTCTTTAAGCCAGATAAAGAAGTTTTCCAAAATATGGAAGAGGGCTATTCTTATGATCGTATTTGTGACGAAATTAAGAATATTTCTTATCTTAATAAAGGTATCCACTTTATCGTAAGTAC